GGGATCAGCGTATCCGGCAAGGAAGGTCACCGCGACTGGTCCGCCCGCGGGCCAGCTTGTGCCGGGCTCCGGTGAAATCGCCGCGGGGCGCGCCCAGCCCCGAACCGCGAAGCCCGTCACCGATTGTTCGACGCCGGCGCTGTCGATGTATTTGATCGTCGTCTCGGGCGCGATGGGCAGGGGCCAGGCGTTGACCGTCCGCAGATTGCAGAACGACGCGACGACCTCCGTCACCTCGCGGCGCGTCAGGATCAGGCCCGTGTAATTCTCAACCCATTCGCGAGCTGCGACAATCATGGCCGCGAGCATATCGTCTTGGTCATCGCGCGCGATGTCGAGATGCGCTTTGATTTCGGTGAGCGAGACGGGTTCGACCATCGATCATCTCCACCGATAAAAAGGGGATCGCCGTCGGCAAGGGGGCAGCCGACGGCGAAGGGGTTAAGCCCGGTTGGTTAGGTCTTTGCCGTCGCGCCCGCGCTTGACTGCGAGACGGAAGCCGTCGCCGCTGTCAGGCTTCGAGGCCGTCTCTTTCTGGGCAATCCAGTAGCTGCCCGCCCAGGTAACGCCGTCGCCCGCCGCGTAGGTCACGCCGTCCTTATAGACGCCACGATCAATCACGACCGGAACATCGAACGAGAACTCTTTCGAGCGATCGCCTTGCGTGAACCGGAGGACGAAGCTGCGCTCTCCGCTTTGTTCGACCGTGAGATCGTCGAAGCCGAAGCCATCAATGCCGTTGGCGGCAGCGGGAATCGCCGCCACCTTCTCGTCTACCGCACGCATGAGTGCGGAGGTATCCGCATCCTTGCCGACGACAGCGCCGAGATCGCGGGTAGAGCCGTCCGTAAGCGTGACGATCAGCGCGCCGTGACGATCGATCAGCGCGCCAGCGAGGCCGATGCCGTCCTTTGCCGCCGGCAGTTTGCCAACTGCGCGTTGGACTGCCTCGTCGACGACTGGCGCGAGATCGGCGACCGTCACGCTGGTACCATCCCGTGCGGCTGGCATGGCCGCCACCGCACGCTCCACCGCCGAAGTGATATCGGTCGCCAACTGGTCACGATCAACGTCCTGGCCGTCACGGGCGGGGGGCAGCTTGGCAACTTCGTCAGCCACTGCGCGCTCGATTACGGCAAGATCGACCTGCGCAGGCCTAGCCTCGAGCAATGCGATGCGCTCGACCAGCGGTGCTGTTGCCCGCGCGACATGGTCCCGCACAATGAGCGCCGTCGCTTCAGCAAGGGCCTTCGTGTCAAGCATTCAACGCCTCCCGAAGGTCTTTCTCGAATAGCGCGATCACCGCGCGCGCCTGCTGCGCCTGCTCTTCGGCATTGTCGTTTGCCGCGGGTTCGGGCGCTTCGGGTGCCGCTGGCGCGGTGCCGAAAGGATCGGCTTGCGCGTCGCGCTTCGCGAGCGCCGCCAAGCTGTAATTCTGCTGCTGGACGTAGACGGCGTCGCCGCCCTCGGTCGGCTTCTTGTCGAGCTTGGCGCGCATCTCGTCGATCTTCAGAATGCCGGCGCTTTCCTTGAGCACCTGCATCTGCGTCACGCTATCCATGCGGAGCAAATTCTCGACATCAAACTCGGTGCCCAGCGCCTCGCCGGTGCCAAGCCCTTCATCAAGGCAAACCTCGATCGACTCGATCAGGATCTGCAAGCACTGGCTGTAATATTCGATGTTGAGCGCCTGCACGTTGTTATGCGCGGGCGCCGCACCAATGCCGACCTTATACGGAGGGACGTGATAGGTGGAGCAGACCACTTCCGCCGACCATTTCAGCTGTTCGACCAGCTGGGCATCGACGGCCTTGGTCGACATCGATTCGTACTTCAGCCCATCACCGAGCACAGCGACCTTACCGGCGTTCTTCCCACTATAATTCTGGTGCCAGGTCTCTTTGAGGCGATCTGCGACGGGCTGGCTGATCGTGCCGGGCGCGGTGAGAATGCCGCCCGGCTGCGAATTGTTGGCGAAGAACTGCGCGGAATTCTTCTGGATCGAAAGGCCCTGTGTCGCAGCAAGGCCGTTCGCGAACACAGGCGACAGGCCAACCAGCGGATGAAACAAGCAATTGAACCGGTCGTGGATGATGTCTCGTGCTGGCACGACGACCTGATCCTCGACCTCAGAGAGATGGTCGAGGCAGAGGTCGTAGAAAACCTCGCCGTTGGGCGCCACGAGCGGCTTCACCCGGTTCGGGTCGAGAACGTACAGCTTGACCACGACTCCGCGGCCGTCGCGCTGCTTGAGCACATACGTGTTGCCGGACTGAAGCTTGCTCAGCACCCATGCTTCGTAGAACTGGATCCTGTTTTGGAAGCCGTTCGGCTTGCGCAGCACGGGCGAATAGGCGGCGTTCTTGACCTCGGTCCAGATGCCATTCGAGTCCTGCGCGACGAGCTTGATCCGGAGTTTCGCAATATCGGAGGCGATCAGCGTCTGGCACGCGAACACGGCGTGGAAGCTCAAGACGTTGTCGAGCTTGACCTCGACGTTCTGCTGCCAGGCGCCGGTGAATGATTCCTTGATGATCGGCCACCAGCCGCCACGGCCGGAAGGCGCAGCGAGTTGCGCGCCATCTGCCTTCTTCCGTGTGATGGTGAGACCGAGCGCGCGCATCAGGCGGCTGCGCGCTTTTCTGCGATCTTCGTCGAAAGCACGCTCGCATCCCAGCCCATGTACGGCTTCGTGCCGAACAGGCCGTGATATTCGGCGCGCAAGGTGGCGATGTCGATCGCGACGACAGGGGCGGGCTCTGCCGCGACCATGTCGGTCGTGCGGTAACCCATCTTGTCGAAGATACGGGCGTAGCGCGTGTCACGCGACTTCAACGCCCGGTCGAAATAGTCTTGGTGCTTCATGCGCCAGCTCCTTCGAGAGGAAAGGGGCAGCCTCCGCGAGGCCGCCCCAATCTGCGCTTACCGGTAAGCGGTACCGGTGATGAACTGGACGGCGCCGGCGCGGCGCTTGCCCCAGTTGATGTAACGCTCGGCACGAATGCCGACCATGTTCATCTGCCACAGCGACATGAACACGGTCGTCGCCGAAGGAACATCGCTCGGCGCGCTTTCCATCTGCAGCGAGGCCTCGGTGCTGACGTCGAGCATCGTCTGGCCGTCGTCCGCGAGCAGGATCTCGCTCGCCTTCGCCAGGATGATGCGCGAGCCTGCCGGGATTGCCGGAGGCCCGGTCACTGCGGCCTGCGCGGTGATGTTCTCCGAGGTCACCACCGGAAGGCCGAGCAGCGTTCCACCGCCCGAGGTGCTGATGCCCGGGAATTCTGCCTGGCCGAGAGGATTGAGCAGCAGCGACAGGCCGAGCGCCTGCGTTTCCGTCATGATCCACACGGCGCCCGCAAGCGACATGTTCGCGGTGATGAACTTCGACATCAGCGCCTGGGCGTCGTTGCGGAAGGCATCAGCATCGGTGCCACTGGCAACGACCGGCGTGACCCCGTTCGTGATCGACGCAGGCGAGACGCCGGCGTTGGCCGCGACAGCCGGATCGACGAACTGGAGATCGAGGAACTGCGCCGTCTGGTCGATCAGATCCTGGCGAACGACCTCTTCGGCCGAAGGCGAAGACGAACGCGCGAGCTCGTCGGTAATCACGACGATGCCGGCGGTCTTCGCCATGCCGAGCGAAATCTGGTCGAACGCGAGAGCGCTTACCGGCTTCGGCTTGCCCTCACCGACCCAGCCGACGGTCGAGCCGCCGGTCTGACGCGGGATCTTGATGTCGAACGGGACACGGCGAAGGCCGGGGATGCGACCGATGATCGTCGCCGGGCGCAGGAGCTCGGCGAACTCCGAGGTCATGTTCTGATATTCGACGAGCGGCTTCGCCCAGTTGGTGTCGGTCGTGGTGCCCGCCGCGACCGCAGCCTTGAAGATCGTTGCCAGCTGAGGGGTGTCGTCCCAGCCCTTGGCGATCTGCTCGGCCTGCATCAGGTTGCCCTTCGAACGGGCGAGCGCCATCGCGTAGCGGGTGAAGGTGGTGCCCTTCGGCAGGTTCACCCCTTTTACCTCGATGCGCTGGCCGCCACGCGTCGCGGAGCCTTCCTCGGCTGATGCGCCGCCGACGGGCTTCGCTGCAGCGATGTTCGCCTTCTCCATCGAGCGCAGGCGCTTCAGGTGGTCGTCGATCTCGACGACGTCGGCCTCGTTGTTGTCGAACGCTTCCTTCTCGGATGCGTCGAGCGTGGCGCCGGCGCCGGCAGCCTTTTCCATGATGGTCGCGTTCGCGGCCACCAGTCCAGCGCGCTTCGTCTCGAAGGCGGTGATCTGTTCTGCGTACTTCATGTCATCTGTCCTTGATCAGGTCCGCTTGATGTCGCGGATCACGAAGGGGGAAGCCCGATCGCGGGCAGGTGCGGTCAGCTTCACCACACGGACACCCTTGCCTGACGCGGCGGTGTCTGAGGGTGCGGCTGGGGTTTCGGGGTCGCTGATGCCAGCTGCCTTGCGCAGGCCAGCATCGATCGACTTGATTTCGTTGATCAGCGCGTCGCTGTTCGCCGGAATTGTCACGGCCGAGAGTTCGAAGCACTCGCTCTCGATGAAGCGGACGCCGCCTTCGTCCATGTAGGAATATTCGATCGGCCGGAAGCCGACGCTGACCGCGCGCACGAGCCCGAGCTTCATCGAATCCCACGCTTCGCGCAGGCGGTCCTTCAACGTTTCCGATTCTACGGTGTCGGGGTGCGCGATCGTTGCTTCGAAGCCGATGCCGGCCGCAGTCGGCGTGTCGAACTTCACCGTGCCGACGGGCTTGTCGTGCAGATGCTGCCACAGGAACGGCATCGGGTTGGTGAACTTCATGCCGAGTGGCTCGATGATGTCACCAACGCGATCGACGGTCGGGGTGGTGGCAATGCCGCGGATAACGCGAGCTGCGTCGTCGATCGCCTTGATCGCGAGCACGGAATAGGCCCTGTTCTGCATCGAACGGACTCCTCAGAGAATGAGCATTTGGAACTGGCTGGTGTCGGACTGTTCGTTGCTGGCGACACCAAACGCCATCACCGTGGCGACCATGCCGTCGATGCGGCCGGTCGACTTCGCCTTGTTCAGCTTTCGATCGCCCGCGGCGTTCTTTTCAACCACCGCGTTTGCGGCGCACATGGTGAGCACCGGGTGACCGCCGTGGAGCACCTGGCCGTTCAGAAACGCGATCTCTGTCGTGTCCATGGCGGGTGCCATCGATACGTGACCTTGGCCGAACGGCTCGAAGGGCAGGGTGATGCCGAGCTTCTGCATCTGCGCTTCGAGCGTCTTGAACCGGTACCGATCGAACCCGATGCGCCCGACGTTCATGCCGTTCGTGATCTCGGCAATCTTGGTCGCTACGAACTCGTAATCGACCGCGACGCCCGGTGTGGTTTCGAGCAACCCCTCCTTCGCCCATCGCCCATAGGGGACCCGATCGCGCTTCGCGTGATCCTCGAGCGTGGCGGCCGGCTTCCAGAACCAGCAGCGCACATGCCACTTGCCCATCCAGAACGCGATCAGCACGAACGCGCAAAGGTCAGTCGTCTCGGCAAGGTCGAGCCCGCCGAACACAACGCCCTTGGCGAACGCCTCGTCATCGGTCGCGCCGTTGCAGCCGAGCCAGACGCCAGGAGCGAGGAACGGCGAGAACCGATTCACGCGCTGGTTTAGGTACAGGTTGCGAAACCCGTTTTCAGCCGATGGCATGCGGGACGCCTTCTCGGCAGCCGCGAGCAATTCACTATGTGATCGGAACGTGCCCAGAGCCGGATTAGCGGCTCGGTGAGCCTCCGGGTCGAGCACGTCGCAATCTGCGGGCGCCTCATAGACGTGGCAGACGATCTTCGGATCCTTTGACCGCCGCGCGTCGTCGATCTTCACGGACAGCATGTCCGCGTCGGTCGGCGCCTGCGTCGAAATGATCAGCCGCAGCGCGTCGTCATATGCGCCGCTGGCCGTCTCGATCGCTTCGACGAAGTCGTCGTGATCGCCGCGGACCTGGCCGAGCTCGTCGAGGATCGCGAGCACCGGGGACAGGCCGTGCGAGGTTGAGCCCTCCGCAGCCAGCGCCCGGTACTCGACGTTCAGCGCGAGCCCGATCAGGCGCTTGCCCGACGGTACGATGCGGACCAGCTT